CGAGATTGCTCAGGAAGACAGCGAACGTCAGATCTCCACCAGGCGCGCTTTTCGGTTCGTGCCCCTGAACGAGATCGAAATAGCCGGACGCGCTTGCATGCGACACGACAGCATCAATCAGGGAGAACAGAAAGACATGGGTTTCCGACTCAGCCGAACGTACGCACTCCGTTTCGATGGCGCCCTTGAGGGTCTCGAAATCGACATCAAGTCCACCAGTGTTGCCACGATGCGAGAGCTTCGCGAGCTCCGCGTATCTCAGGATGAGGAAAAGCTCGCGGAGCTGCTCGCTGATCACATCATCGGATGGAACCTGGAGGACGCGGAAGGGATGATCCTTCCAGTCACGGCAGAATCGCTGCTCTCCCAGGAAGCCGTTCTCCTCGCCGCTATCGGTAGGGAGTGGTGGCTTGCTGCCGCTGGAGTGTCCGCCCCTTTGGAGCAGAGATCGACCGATGGTGCGCCGTCGGTGGAGGTATCGATTCCGATGGAAGCGTTGTAAGTGAACCCTATGAGGTGAGCGAAGCACTGGAAATGCTCGCACTGTGCGATCGCTTTCACGCGCTGCCCTCCCAGATCGACGCAGAAGATGCCTCGATCATTCGCATGTTGCTGATCGAGAAGAGGGTCAAGGGTGGATAACGAGGTAGTCATTCGCGTACGCGCGGAAGACGACACATCCAAGGGCTTTGACTCGATCAAGGCGAAAGCGAAAAAGTTCAGCGAGGATGTAGAGCGGGACCTCAAGCAATCGGGCAATCGCTCAGGTCGCTCTCTGGCCGATGGTATCGGCGATGGCATGGACGCGGCGCGCGCGAAAACGACGCGCGCCGCTGACAAGCTTGGTGACGATGTCGTTCAGCAGATGAAGCAGGCGGGGCGTAAGGCCGGCGATCAGCTCGGTGACGGCATCGCCGACGGGTTCGGGATCAACGCTCCCGACATCCTCGTGTCCGCTCACACTCTGGCTGAGGACATCGAGGATGAATTCAAGATCGCGGGTAAGCGTGCTGGCGCCTCGCTATCTGAAGGCATCAGCGAGGGCATGGACGCCGCCGGAGCCGGCGGCGAGGGTCTGGGCGAAAAGATCGTCCCGAAGATCAAGAAGGTTGGCGAGAAGGCCGGCAAGGCTGCGGGCGAGTCTTTCACTGACACGTTCGGTGCCATCATCGGGGACTTGGGCAGGAATCCGTACGTCATAGGTGGCCTCGCCGGCGTGGGAGTCCTTGCCGCGCCACTGATCGGTGGCCTACTGGCCGCTGCTGTCATCGGTGGCGCAGGGTCTCTGGGTATCGTCGGTGGGTTCGTCGCTGCGGCTGGAGACTCTCGCGTCAAGGGCGCGGCGATCGCGCTCAAAGATCTCATGAGTGACGATCTTGAAGACGCGGCGGACTCGTTCGTCCCTGCTGCCGTCGGCGCTATCGGGCAGGTGCGAACGGCGTGGACGTCCATGCTGCCAGACATCGAGTCGATCTTCAAGCAGTCAGGTGGCCTGCTCGACCCACTGATCGGCGGCGTGGTCGATGGCGTCGAGATGATGGTTGACGGCATCGAGGTGGCACTGGGTGGAGCGGGCCCCGTATTCGAGTCGTTCGGGGACCTGTTCCGTGAGGTTGGCGGGGCGCTTGGTGACATGTTCGCCGGCCTGTCCGACAACGGGGAGACTGCCGCTGCTGCTCTCGACTTCCTTGCTGCTGCACTGGTAGCGACGGTGGACGCGCTATGGATCTTCATGGAGGCGTCATCTGTCGCCATCGACGCGATCCGTCCCATCGGTGGACTCATCGCTGACGCGGTGAACGCCACTGACGAGTGGATCAGCAGCCTTGGCGGCGTGGGCGGACAGTCGGAAGAGGTAGCCGGCAAGCAGGGTGTCCTCAAGCGCGCGACGGAAGAGGGCACAGCAGCGACTCAGGCGCAACGTTCCGCACTGCGTGAGCTTGAAGAGGAAATGCGCAAACAGACTGACCCCCTGTTCGCTGTGTTCGACCTTCAAGTGAAGAACACGAAAGCGCAGGAGGACTACAACAAGTCCCTGGAGGAGAACGGCCCGAATGCGGCAAAGACGCGTAAGGCTCTGCTCGATATGGGCAAGGCTTCTTTCGAGTTGACGTCCGCGCTCACGAACGCTGCCGATGAAGGCTTCAACGGCAAGCTGACACCCGCCATGCGCAACGCACTGAGGAACGCCGGAAACACGACAGGACAGATCGACGCGCTCGAACGAGAACTGATCGCAGCGTGGCGCGCGGCCAACAAGTGGAGCGGCACGTACACGCAGACCTACATCACTCGCTACAAAGAGTACGGGCTGAAGAGTCCTAGCGCCGGCGGTGGATTCCAGGGTCTGGCCACGGGCGGCATCGTTGGTGCGGCCACGGGTGGCATGCATGGCGGCATGCGCATGGTGGGAGAGGCCGGACCCGAGCTGATCGACCTTCCGGCGGGAACTCAGGTGCACAGCGCTCCGGACACGGCACGGATGATGTCCGGCCAGAGTAGCGCTGGTGGCTCGCTGGCCGGGGGGAAGCTGGAGATCATCCTCAAGTTTGACCCCTCGCACGCGCCTGAGGCTATTCGGGGGATGATGGAGGGAATTCGCGCTGAAGTCAGAGACACGGGCGGAAGCGTTCAGGTGTCGCTAGGTGTGGCAGGGGTTGCGGCATGAGTTTGTACGGGGACAGTGAGCATCCCATTGTTGAGGTTCTGATCGATGGGACCTGGACGGACGTGTCCAGTCGAGTGCGACGCGAACAGAAGGTAGTCATCACTCGTGGCGGAGCGAGTGAGCAGGCGCGTCCCAATGCACAGCGCGCCGATCTGACGTTCGACAATTCGGACGGGTTCTTTTCCACCAGGCTTCCGTCATCGGTCAACTATCGGAAGATCGGCAAGAACACGCAAGCGCGCGTGCGCGCCGGCAACGGTGGCAACTATCTGCACATCCCCTACAACAGTGTTACCGACCTGATCGGGGTGAGCACTGCGGACAAGGCAGTACTCGACATCACCGGTGACATCGATATCCGTATGGACATCTGGCCAGCATCCACGTGGCGACCGCGCGGATCGATGATCCTGGCAGGCAAGTACAGCACCGTCTCGAACCAGCGATCCTGGGTCCTGACCCTCGATCGCAACGGGTATCTTGTGCTGCTGTGGTCCCCCGATGGGACACTCGCGTCCCGCCTCAGCGACTTCTCTACCGTACCTATCCCGTCATCGTCGGCCAGACTGGCAGTGCGCGCCACGCTTGATGTCGACAACGGCGCGGGTGGCCACACGCTCACGTACTACACGTCCGACTCCATCGACGGGACATGGACCCAGTTGGGTTCGGCGATCACTACCGCAGGCACTACGTCCCTGTTCTCCAATACTGCGGAGCTGGCGATCGCGCGCACGGCGGACGCGCGTGGCGGAAACTTCACGACGCACACCGGGTTCGGCGGGAAGCTGTATGGCTTCCAGTTGCGTAGCGGTATCGGCGGGACGCTGGTAGCGAACATGGATGCGACGTCTCGAGACTTTGGTGACACGTCATGGTCTGACGGACTGGGTACGCCGAACACGTGGACAATCGCCGGCCCGCACGCGCGGATCACGTCTGATCGCGTGCGGATCTGGGGTGAGTTGTCGTCCCTCCCGAAAAGGTGGGACAAGAGCGGCAAGGATGTCACGGTGCCCGCCCGGATCTCTGGAGTCCTCAGGCGCCTCAGTCAGGGAGCAAAGCCGCTCAGCTCGGCGATGTACCGCAACTTTTCCCAGCACTCCCCCACCGCATGGTGGCCGCTGGAGGACAGCAACGGGGCGACGGTGGCCGCGAGCGCAGCCAGGAATGGACGCCCCGGCACGATCACCGCGTGCAACTTCAGCACAGCAGCCGACATTCCCGGCGCTAGTGGCGCCCTGGCTTTCACGGGACCCACGAGCCGATTCGCGGGATCACTGCCACGATTGATCGTGTCGGTCACGACCGTGAGCATCGTCTTTTACGTCAAGCTTTCGGCGCTCCCCGCGAGCGCAAAAACGTTCTGCTCGATCAGCACTTATGGTGCGGCGAAACGTATCGACATCAGTGTTTCCCCCACCACGTGGGGGATCAACTTTGTCTCCGTCACCGGAGCTTCGCTGGCGTCGTCGGCTACCGCTATCGCGGACATCAATCCCGTCAACGGGTGGGTCGGCTACAACTTGCTGCTGAAGGCTAGTGGTGCCGACATGACCTACTCACAGCGATGGGACACGATCGGCGAATTCGGGGGTGGCACTGGGCCCACCACCATCTCGGGCGTTGCCTTGCGGCAACCGTACGGCCTGAGTCTCGTTGCGGCGAACGATGCTGTCTTCAATGACGCCCAGTTCTCCCACGTGTTCATCAGCATGAGCGAGCTCGACCTCACTGATGACACATTCAGGGACGCGTCGAACGCCTACCTTGGAGAGACCAGCGCGGACAGGCAGAAGCGCCTCAGCGATGAAGAGGGCGTTGACATCGAGATCACGGGCATGTACTCGGAGTCTGAGTTGATGGGGTATCAGACGACGAAGAGTCTTCCTGATCTACTGGCCGAATGCTGGCAGGTGGACGGTGGCGCGGGTGGCGACTCCCGGGACTCCCTGTCCCTGGCGTATCGCATCCGTTCCGACATGGAGAACCGTGAGGACGTCGTCTTCACATACTCGACCTCCGACCTGTCGGAGGTACCTCAGCCAGATGACGATGATCTGGGCCTGGTCAACGACGTCACCGTGCGCCGCGATGGTGGATCGTCCGCGCGCGTGACGGTGGAAGAGGGCCCGAACTCCATCCTCGATCCCGCCCTTGGCGGAGCTGGCCGATACGAGGTCGAGTACACGTACAACTCAGGTAGCGACGCTCGCTTGCCCTCCATCGCTGGCTGGATCGCGCTTGTCGGGACGTGGGACCAGGATCGCTACTCGTTGATCAGTACGGGGCTGCATCGTGACGCGGTTCTACTCTCTCCCGACCTGCTCTCCAAGATGATCGGAGCGAATCTGGGGGACACGATGGTTCTCGCTGACCTTCCCTCGTTCATGCCGCCGGACGATGTCCCTCAGGTGGTTCGTGGGTACGTCGAGACAATGGACAAACACACGTGGTCGATGAACGCCAACACGACGCCGGCGGGACCGTTCCGCGCAGTAGCCGTGCTGGACTCGAACCTGTTCGTGCCGCGCGCGGACGCGTCATCGGCGCACACCATCGGCGCTGATCTGACGACTACCGCCACGTCGGTTTCTCTGGTGACTCCTGCCGGCAGCGCCGTGTGGGTCGACAGCGCGACGTACCCCGACGATTTCCCCATGGATCTCGACGTTGGTGGAGAGGTTGTGTCGCTCACTGCGGTCACGGGGACGACGTCACCGCAGACAGGTACGATCACTCGATCAGTCAATGGTGAGGTGAAGGCGCACACGTCTGGCGACGTGATCAGGCTCGCTCACCCGTTCTACGTTGGGAGATAGAAAGTGCCCGATTTCCTTACCGGCCAGAGGTTGACGGCTGACCTGCTGAACGACAACATCGCCGATCTGGCTGTTGCCTTCATCGGGTCTGAGTCGCTGACGTCGGACTCTTCCACGTGGGTTGGCACCGAGTCCGGCGCCGTGCACAGCATTACCGTTCCCGTGATTGAAGGGCGCACGTATCGCATCGACCTGACTGCGCGCATTTCCACCGACGCTCAGACGTTCCCTATCACTGCCGCTAACAGCGAAATCGCCATCATCAGGATCAGGGAAGACAGTTCGACGGGAACGCAATTGTGTGAGGATCAGGTCCTGGTCACGCACGCGACCGGCAACGGGCACAAGATCACCACGTTCGCGCACTACATCGCGGACGCGACAGAGGACAAGACGTTCGTGATGACGGGGCAGCGCAACGGTACGGGCAGTTCAGGGAATCAGCGCGTGCGCGCTGCCACCACCAAGCCAACCATCTTCGACGTATTCCAGCTGGCCGCGTAGCCGACAGGCGCGCAATCACTCAGGGTGATATCGTCAGGAGCGAAGGAGGTCTCATGTCTTACGCGCCGCAAACCATTCTCAACGTCCGGCACCTGATTCAGGGGTACGTCCCGAGTCTCAGCAACGTTGAACTGGGAATCGTCGGTGACGACTCCCATGCTGCGTCAGGGAGTTCGTATCACTTGGGGCGGGATGCGCTGAAGGCAGGCTCGTACTCTGTCATCGAGTCGATGCGGGACTCTGTCGGACTCACCAATGCCGCGAGCGCGCTCGACATTGGATGGTTCACTCTCGGGGCGTTCGACCTACGTGACCTCAGTGTCTGGCTGGTGGCGGAGTGCCGCGCCGGTGCGGCGGACACGCGCGACATTAGGGAGATCATCTATTCTCCCGACGGCCAGAACGTCAAGCGCTTCGACGATCTCGGCATTCGCTCGTCCGGCGATGACTCGCACCTGACCCACACTCACATTTCCTGGTATCGCGACAGTGAATCCAGAAGCAAGACATCGCTGTTTCAGCGATGGTTCACTCACATCAAGGGAGACGATCCAGTGACTCCAGCGGAGATCGAAGCGATCGCGAAGCGTTCGGCTGACCTCATTGTCGCGCGCGAACTGACCAACACCCTGACCGTCAACAATCACCTGGTGACCACGTACAACAGGACCGGGGCCCTCGCCAACACTCAGGTCCCTGAGGCGCTCGCGCGTCTCGCCAGGGTGGAGGCGATCCTCAGCGAGTTCGTTTCGCGCGCGCCGGCAACCCCTGTGCCGACCGTCGTCACTCAGGAACAGGTGACGGAAGCACTGCGGACGGTACTGCGCGAGGGTCTGGCGTAAGGCCGTGCCAGAGTGGCTCAAAGCCCTGTTTCTCATCGTAGGACTGGGAGGGTGGCTCGCTACGGTGGTCACCACACTCTGGCGTGGTGAATTGCCCGATGCGACCATATTAGGGATTCCTGCTGCCCTGGTCATTCCGCTCGCTCCACCGATTAGAATCGGGCGCAGCGTGACAAACGAGCCGGAACAGACGGAAGAGGGTACGGCGCAGTGATGGACATCCTTTGGCAGATGGAGGGACTAGCCTCGATCGTGGCAGGCGTAGCCCTGGGCCTGTTGCTTCGCCGGCATGTCCGGCAACTCGACAACAGGCGCAGGCGATGACCCTGCCGAACAGTCCCCCGCACGGGTTCAGGTGGATCGTGGGCACGGCTGGACGCATCCTCGGGCAGGTGCTGGCGCTCGCGTCCCTGGCGATGAGCCTGTATTTCGGGTACCGGTACGTCGGGCTGACCACCTGCCTTCAGGAGTCTGCTCTGGCCGATCAGCGGCGCACGTCGGTGATCGCGGCAGCAACCGATGTGGAGCGCGCCGCTGATCTGCACTTGCTGCGCGTGGGCGGGGCGTCGGCCAGAGAGGCAGCGATCGAGGCTCGAGAGGCTACCGATCGCGCCAGGGCCCAGTATCCTGCTCCTGATCCTCGCACGTCGTCATGTCGATAGGAGCGCACCATGGGCGCAGTCAAGGTCAAGGCAAACGCTACTGAGTGGAAGGTCAGGATCGCGGCGCTCGCGTCGTTCGTCGGCTCTCTCGCCGCCGGCATCCTGATCGAGCAGCGATCAGTGGACATCGTGAACGCGCTGCCTTCCGGGCTGAAGGTAGTCGGTGCAAGCGTGCTCGTAGCTACCGGCGCGTGGTTCTCCGGCAGGGCTGCACGCTCGCGGCCCGAATATATCAGCGAGAGCACGATGCGCGCGGTCAGTGAGTGCGCGGACAGGTACGGCAAATAGACCTCAGGCACGCACCGAACTCCCTGACGGTGCGTGCCTGAGCTTTCCTGATGATTCATTCACCGGTGAATTCGTAGAGTGCGCTTGCGATGCACGCTCCGCCGACGACGTACGCCAGAGCAGCCAGTAGGTCAGGGATGCTGAGCGAACCCACCGTGATCAACATAGCTCCGCACGTCAGTATCAGCATTCCGTACAGCGGACGTGCGCTCACTTCTGGCCGATGCCTACCCGCCATGATTCTGTGCCCTCTCGTGAGTACTCAGGCCTTCGTCCGTGGCGCGGTAGCTGCCACCTCCAAGGCGCTCCGCCAACCCGTTCTGCACAAGCCTGCCGGCGGTGGAGATGTGGCGAGGCTGACCCTTCAGGTCGATGGTGCGCTCCGGGGCGGCCAGCAAGCGCGCCAGTAGCGTGCGCTGGGAGACGCTCTTAATGAAGCGCTGGAATCGCCAGTTCTCATCGAGGGGGCGTCGCCCCTCTGGCCGAATGACCAGTCGCGATCGCGTGAGGCGCTTGGTGCGATCCTTCAGCGGCGCGCCAGGACGCCAATGCTTACATCCCGTGTCGCTGGGAACCAGCGCGCGGCAAGCGCCGCAAGGGCGCCTGCCAAGCGTGGCGAGATTGATGATCAACGTGCACTCTCCGTACGGGCCCAAGCCCTGATCTCATTGACTGCGGACGGACGAACGCTCTCTGCGCGGGCATCGATGACCAGGTGCGGATTGTCGCGCAGGCGACGCATGATCGAGGCGTACCGGCGGACGGTCGGCACGCTGAGCTCGGCTTTCGCGGCAGCTTCAGCCGGCGTCGCGCCGTCCTTCAAGAGCTCGATCGCTTGCACGAGCGCGGCAGGGAGCTCTTGATCGGTCAGCGGCGCGCGCTCGCGAGGCGCGCGCGGCGCACGCTCACGAGGCGCGCGCCGCACGCTCTCGACGCTCTCGACGCTCTCGACGCTCTCGACGCTCTCGAGTGGCGCCCCACGGAAGGTTCGCCGAATCCGCCCGACAAGCTCGGTCAGCGGCGCGCGCTCTCGAGGCGCACGGCGCGCGCTCTCGACACTCTCGCGTGGCGCCCGACGGAAGGTTCGTCGAATCCGCCCAACGAGCTCAACGAGCTCAACACCCTCAGCGCTCTCAGCAACGATGTCGAGCGACGCGCGGGTGAACAGCAGTGCGAGCGTGCAGCCGATCATCAGGCCATCGATCGCCAGAGGACCGATCGCACTGACGATCCCGTTCTCCCCCATCATTGTCAGCAACCGCGATTGATGCTCGTAACTGACAATCACGGCGGGAACGGCGGGACCCAGCACGAACACGCGCGCCAGGTAGTGCGCCGCACTACGCCGCCAGTAGATCTTGACAATCACCTCAATGGCCAGGAAGGACAGGAGCGGCCAAATACTGGCCGCAGGCACGCGCAACCATAGCGAGATGGCACTGTCGGCCAGAACGGCATGAGCGACGTTCGCCACCACGCTCACCACCAGCGTGCAGATCAGCGTAAAGCGAGCAACTTTCCGCCCGCTCGTGTTGTCAACCTGATTCATTGCGCGCCCCTCATGGATGCAAAGAAAGTAGGGTACCGGCCCGTTCGTGCTGGCCGATACCCTACCCTAGTTCATGCACGTTCGATTCGTCAACTCCTGAAACTGTTGCACCGCTTGCAGGAGCCGAACCTATGCGCTTCTCTGGCCGACGCTTCCCGCTTGAACCGCTGGCCGCATACCGTTACGGGCGCGCCCCGGAAGGCGTCGTGAATGCGCCCGTTGGGCCTCAGTACCACCTTAATAGTGTCAGCGGCGTGGGTCATTCTCTCTCCGGATCTTGCGCTCGTTCTCTTCGTGCATGGGGAAGTTCTGGGACGTGTCCTTCCAGTTAACTCCGCCCTTGCCATCCTCGAACAAGCACTCCTTCATGAGCGGCTTACGGGAGTCGCTCCGCCCGTCGCCCGTGCGCGCCTTGCTCATTTCGCCTCATGCTTTCCGGGACGATGCCGCCCCTTGTAGCCTCGCCCCACCAGACGCGAATCAACGATCCGCTCACCCCGCCTGTCCGGCGCGGGATTCGGGTCTGGCATTCGCTCACCCTTTCGGATCTTGTTGATGTCCTGTCGATCTTCGCGCCCCATCGCCACCCCACTTTGTAGCGTTCCCATTGACTCGCCTTGCAATGAGAACGCTACCCCGCGCGCTGCCGAACGTCAACCTGTAATTCGGCAGCGCGCGATTCGTGATCACTTGGTGGGAGCGAGTCTTGAGGTGTGCGTCCACGTGCCGACGGTGCTGTGTCCAGGGATCATGACCCACCCGGGGCGACGGATCAGCGCGTTCAGGAGTTCCGCCGGAACCACGTCCTGGGGGAGTCGTCCATCCTCGAACACGTGGTAGCCGGCGTCGGTCAGGGACTGATCGATGTGCTGGCTGCACATCATGTCCGCGCGGGTGGACATGTGCTTGATCAGCCACTGCTCCGTGAGGCGCATGCGGAACGCACCTGCCGCGAGCTTGACATACGTGAGGAAGTTGTACGGCGTGCCGACGTAGTCAAGTGCGGCATTCGCGACGTCGCCGGCCTGATCGACGTCCTGATAGTCGGGCCGGACGTAAAGGTGCTTACTCGTGAAGTGCTTCAGTGGATCGAAGTCAACCATCTCGACGCCACCAGGCATCGCCTGAACCACGTATGACGCCTGCCCTCTCACGATCACACCGACGTGACGAATCTCGAACCACGAACGGATTGAGCGGATCATGTGCCACCAGCGCCGGGTGAAGAACAGCAGGAGTTGCCCGATACCGACAGGCACTAATCCGGGAACCACTCCCCCGATCGGCCCGAACATGATGTCACCTGTCTTGAGTTCGCTGTTCATTTTCCTGCCTCTTCCCTGTTGAAATGACGAAAGGCGCATGCACGTGCATGCGCCTTTCGTTACGATGTTTTGCTGTTACGCGGCGGTGATCCGAACCTGCCAGAACCACGGGGACGTCTGCACGCTCGGCTGTTCGCGCCGAACGCGGTTGACCATGATCGTTTTGCCGATCATGTCCTCATCGCTCGTGAGACTGACGCCGGACTGGCCTGCCAACTTGATCGCGTCCATGAGTGCGAGGCGCGAACTCATGACGGGTTCGCCCGGCTGGTGAACGCGGGGAGGCTTCACGGAACCCTGGACGAACCAGGCGCGCCGGCCGTCATCGCCGGGGATCTCCGCGTCGCGCTGATCCGTCTGAACGCTGATGACCAGGTTCATCACCGGATCGTTGGGGCGACCTGTAGCCGGATCGACGGCGGCGATACCGGGCCCACGCTTGCCCGTGGTCGGATCGGTACACCAGTACTGCTTCAGTCGGGACTTCCTGTCGGGCGAGGCGGTGGGGTGGCAGGTGGACTGCACGTCCTTCGGGGGAGCGATGATCGTCCCCCGGATCACGGTGCCGGGAGCGTGCGCCAGGGTGAACATGCTGGGCAGCGTCTCGGTCGACGGGCCGAACAGGCTCGACTGTTTCGCCGGTTCCGGTGCGTACCCCTCGCTGAGCGAGCTGCCGGCGGGGGCCGGGTTGCCGTACCCCTGAACGAGCTCGTCACGGACGGGGGTGGAGGTGGGAGCGATGGAGGCCGCGCCCCACGGGTCTGCCTGAGTCATTCTGTTTCTCGTTTCTGTCGTTTCTATCGTGACGTTTTGATTATAGCATGAGGAGCGATGCTCCTCACTGTTCTGGTGCGGTCCATCCGATGCCGGTGAGCAGGTCGGCGAGTTCGGGCCGAACCCTGACCGCGGTTTCGCCACTGTACTCGAACAGCTTGTACGGCAGGACGCTAAGGGTGAGTTGTCCTACCTCGCCAGCTTTGACGTCGATGCTGAATTCGGAAACGTGGCAGGCAATGTTTTTGCCGTCGATCTCGATGTCGGTTTTGGCTATACCGAAAACGCCGTCGCTGACGATTCGGACGGACTTGGTCATGTCGATCCCTTCTGAGAAGAGGAGCATCGCTCCTCGGTTCCGTGCGCGAGCGGGATTTGATACCCGCACATTGACGCTCTGCGCCAATCTTCTCATTAAACTATCGCGCCACATCGTCCGCTAAAACGATGCCCTGTTCGCGCATGATCAGTGCGCGAACAAACCGTGCCCCGGCGTGGATTCGAACCACGATCTATCGACTCAACATCGATCGCACTGCCTCTTGTGCTACCGGGTCTTCAGCGCGCCGCACGAGGGCCCTTCCCGTGGATCTCGTGCGGCGTACCGATTGTCGAGATCCGATTTCTCGCTCCCAACAAAGTCCACGCTACCTTGGTTCGCGCCACACCGCAAGTTCGCGCGCGGCCTTACTTTTGCCGAAAGATCGCGCATCCGTGATATCGCGTGCAAGCTCAGCCCACCTCAGGCCGATCATCAGATCAACACGTTCGAGGTACGGCTTGCCGCCGTCGCTGGGCATGCGCAACAGGATGCCGACCTCCTGATCGACGTGATGCGCAGGGCCGTCGACGTACCCGTCCCGCTCGTCATTCAGCATGTACTCCGCCGTTGCATAGACGGCCTGCTGAATCCACGTCTCCACCCATGAGTAGAACGGAGTGCGCTTGGTCTTCAGGTCTGCCATGTACAGCCGGCCTGTCACTTCCGACATGAGGATGTCGTCATAACGCCCTGATGCGTTCAGTGCCACGTTGCGCACCACGCGTTCCTGAAGGCCGGGGACACGCACGAGGTGATTGTCGGCCAGCAACGACTCCAGTACCAGGATTTCCGCGTTGATCGCCGGAGTACCGAACAGGCCACCAGTCTTCGCACGCGCTTCCCATACATCGTGACGATTGGTTCCCATCGTGGACGCCTGGTATGCACCAACGCTAGTCTTCGCCTGCTTATGCAGATCGAGCAAGATCGCCTTAAGCGCAACGCCTGCCTTGCTCTCGCCCAGTTTCGTCACGTCTGCGCCGTTCGCGATGGCGAGGTTTACCTCAAACACGAGGCGCTCGAACAGTTCGGGACGTCGAGCGAGCCCCATTTGGGTACGCTCCCTCTCCCAGACGGACAGGGAGCGAGAATCCACGAACGCACCGGCGAGGTTCGTTGCGCTCATGATGCCGTACGGGACCCAGTTGCCGCCGGACTTCGTGCCGAGCTCACCAGGCAACAAGGGCATGTGATACCGCTCGTTGTATCTCTTGCCGAATTCCTTCGCGGGCTCGTCTTGCGGCGGACTGAACAGACTGCTCGACATGAGTTGATCGCCCCTCGATTGATTGAGCTGTGATTATAGCACGAGGGACGCGAAGCTGATTAGCTTCGCGTCCCTCGTGCCGTGCTGTTCGTGCCCTACTTTCCGGCGCGACGATCCCAGAATTTGACGATGTACTCGAACTCGCCGCCGTCGTCGAGCTGCTCGATCGACATGCCGATCGAGTACGGCTCAGCCGCACCATCGAGCTCCGCCAGGTCCTTGCCGGCCCGAGTGAGAAAGCGCCGCGTGCGGGACTTGCGCTGAGCGAGTGTTTCGCCTCGCTCAGTGTTCAGGTTGAACGGCGCGCCCTTGTAGACAGGCGCGCCGTTCTCGTCAGTCTTGCCGCAGACGAGACGAACGCCATCCACGAACGGGTTCGGCTCTCGCCGACGCCCACCACCACGACTGACGGTACGCTTCGCGGGCTCGACATCGACAAAGCCGTAGGTCTCTTCCATTGGTGCTCTCCTAGATCGCGTGTCAGCTATTGTTTGATTGTTGCACGTTCGCACGGACTTTCGCAACAATACCGTCGATGCGGAGCGCCGCTTGCGCTGAGTCGATCGCCTCGCTGAGTTGTCCCGCGTTCATCGCTCCCGGCTCGATGCCGTACTTGAACTGTGCGAGGCGCTTCTGTGCCTCGCTGGGTTCACGCGTGCGCCACGCTGAGCGGCGAGAAGCGAGACTCTTGGAGCCGTACCCGCCTTCCTCATCGACACACGCCTCTGCGCGTGCGATCGCCTGATCGAGCGGAAGCGCGAAGCTCACCCCGCGAATCCACGGCGGACGCTTGTCGTACCTGACGTTGTACGCCTCGTTCTTGCTGCACAGCACCACGTCGAACCTGTCGTGAACGGGCTGAGTCGTTGCGGACTCGGCGACAAACGCGAACGCATCGCCGCCGACGACGGTGTACTTGACTCCGCCGGGGGTCTCGCCCCACACATACGACCGCCCGAGAGGGTCGAACGTCTTCGTGGTGACCGGGCCCGCGTACTCATCGGACTCGAACTCGTAGCTCGCACCCGCGCGCTGCGCCTCGATCTCCTGCTCGATCTCCTGTTCCAGCATTTCGTCAAGCTCACTGAGCGTAGCTTCGGGATGTTCCTCGTGCAGCTCTTTCAGCTTGCGCTCCGGGGAGAGGTCAATGACGGAACGCAGTCCGTTGATCTCGCTCGCACCCGTGACATCCATGAGCAGGCAGGGGCGCTGCACAACGTCGGCAGGGAGACTGTGATCCTTGCGCAGTCCACGGCCCACCATCTGCGGATAGAGCACGGGGGACTTCGTCGGACGCCCGATGACGATGGCCTCGATGGAAGGCTCGTCAAATCCCTCAGTGAGAACCATGGCGTTGTGAACGACTTGAATCGCGCCGGACCTGAGATCGTCGAGAACGCGCACACGCTCCGCGTGGTGCATGGCGCCATGCACCACGCCCGAGGGGATGCCGGCCTCGTTGAAGACTTCCGCCGCGTGCTGAGCTGTGGCTACCAGCGGCCAGAACGCGATGCCCTTGCGATCGCTGGCGAGCTTGACGTACTGAGCGGCGATTGTCTCGATGGCGAACGAGCGTTCCAGCTCTTCCGCTAGCGCGGACTCGCTATAGTCCCCGCCGGACATCTTGACGCCCCTGAGGTTCAGGTCATCGACGATGACCCGTTCACCCTGAACATCCAGGAGGTACCCGTTACGGATACCGAACAGGATGTCACGGGAGAATGTGCAGTCCTGCCACACCGTGCTCAGTTTGGCCTTGTCCCCCCGGATCAGGGTGGCGGTGAAGCCAGCGACGATCGCTTGCGGCGTGAACTCCTTCTCTTCTTGATCCTGTTCGGGAAGCGCCGCGAAGTGACGCAGAATCTTGCCGTAGGTGTTGGTGGACACCGCGTGGTGGCACTCGTCGATGACGATCAACCCAACACGCTTGATCATGTTGCGGCGTTTCTCACTGGCGAGAGTCTGACGGGAAGAGATGACGACGTCCGCCGTCGCGTTGTTCATGGCGCCCTTGACGATGCCGACTCGACGGTGAGGCATCCTCTGACGCGCGCGTTTCGCCGCCTGCTCGATCAGCTCGTTGGTGTGCGCCACCACCAGGACGCGCTTACCAGGGTTGTCCGCCATCCATTCATCGATCAGCGCAATGAAGATCTCCGTCTTGCCCAGGCCCGTAGCCGCCACCACGGGCACGCGGACGGCACCTGCCGCGAAGCGCGCACGCGTATCGTCGATCGCCTCGCGTTGGTAGTCGTACAACTTGAACGCCATAGTTGCCTCGCCAATCTTGCGCGCCTGATTGCTTGAGTCTCTATTCTAGCACACGAAAAACGCGCACGATCGGCGAGTTGCCGATCGTGCGCGTTGACTGGATTCCTAGCTCGTCCTCTTCCATCGGACAATCTCTGTGCCCTGGACGGGTTCCCACCCCGGCCGGCATGTCTCGACGCGGACGCGGACGACGCGTCGAGACAGCAGGCTATTTCGCGCCGCCATCGCCGGCCCGCGCGTCGAGTATGGGCCGGCCCAGTTGATCGCGTTGCCGTCGACGTCGTACCCAACGGCGCTGAACATCTCAGCCCCTGGGCCGACATAGCCGCGAGCTCGGCTACTCATCGATGTCATCCTCGATCGCGCGGTACCACGAGGGTGCACAGCTGTAAATCGAAACCTTCCAGCCCTGCCCGCGCATACGCGTGGCGTATGCGCGGGCGTGCGGCTTGTTCGCATAGGTCTTGCTGGGCGGGCACTCGACGTCCATGGGGAGCTCAGGCTGAGGGTCGGCGACCTCCACCCTCCACAGCATGATCGGCAGGCTCATCGCGAACCACCCTGTCCCGTGCTCCTGCTGATGACGTTCTTCGTCACACCGTGACGACCGTGCACCAGCTCAGTGTTGCTCCGTGTCTTGCACTGCGTTGCTGGAATCCTCTTGTCGTCCTGACGCCTGTCGCCTTCAGTCATCGCGTCTCGTTTCTTCATGTCTCGATTCTAGCTGTCGTGATTCTTGATCGCAACCCTGGCGCTCCATCCACCGCAAGCCTCAATCGCGCGCCACCCCGCCGCGTCCGTGCGGATCTCGATGGGAAAATCGGCCAGCATCCCGTCAGCCGGCGTGATCGGCGACCCACCAGCGAGCGGCTCGATAGTGATCTTGCGACAGGTGCGCGTGAGCAGGTGATCACCGGGCCGGTACTGCGCGTTCGTCCCACCTCGCACGTCATCGACATGCCACGTCAGGACGGGGCCCACGAACGTCACAGTGCCGGCCGCACTGACGTCCGACCCTTCAGGACGAATCACGTCCCCCTTGATGACGTCGGCGATCGTCGCGCGCACCCAGATCGCCTCCACCACTTGAACGACCTCGATGCCCAGTGCCTCAGCGAACGCCAGTAGCGCGCGATCGCTGAGTACAACCTCATCGGGCGACGCCTCAGCCGCACCGAACGCCGCATTCGACGCTCGATCGAACTGTGATTGCGTGATCCTCATCCGAGAAGCCCCTTCCTGTAGGCGATGGACACGGCGTGCGCCCTGTTCGTCGCGTCAAGCTTGCTGAGAATGTCGCGCACGTGACGCTTCGCGGTAGTCTCCCCGATCTGCAGAACGCGCGCGATGCCCTTGTCCGTGTGACCATCGGCCAGAAGCGCAAGCGTGTCCAGCTGGCGAGGTGACAGCTCGTTCTTTCCCATGTGCCGGTATCCGACGTCCCTCATGTGAACCTCCACTGCTTCATCTCCTGCTCACGCTGCGGTGAGCGAATACGCTGCAACACCAGTCGGTACCCCAGAGGCGCCGTCCATTCAGTGCCGTCCGCGAACTCCAGCACGAACCCGTCCGCGTAGCCGACGCCTTCCTCTTGCGGCCATCCCGGCGTGAGCGCGCGCGCCACGGACACCTCTTGCACCGTCGCCACCCTCCTGCCCACGACGGGAGCAGACCAACGCACGGGAATCTTGCTGCGCCACGGGAGCAGAGCAAGACGAACCTGCCACCCGCGTCCCAGAGAAACCCTCTCGGTGCGCGCAGCACCCGCGATCCACATACGCCGCTGAGGTCTCATCGCGTACCCATGTACGTGTTCATGAGTTTCACGACGAACGCATCGACGTGCTCCCGATGTCCACGGTGGCAGTGTCCACCCTTGTTACAGCGCGCGTAGCTTCCGACCTCCTTCAGGCACACTTCACGCCGGCCTACGTAGGCATCGTGCACGCACATCGGAATCTCGGCACGGTATCCAGAGTGCGTCGTCACGACGTAACGAGTCGTGCCGACCTGTTCGACATCGACCCATCCGATGATCTTTTTTGCGCGTACGATGTCGCTCCTGCTCACCATCGCACCAACATACTCCGTCAAAACCTTAAGGCGCAACTTGCTGACGTGAAGCTGAGGCGCGCACATAAGTGATGGTGTAACGTGCTGTAAGCAACAGAAACAACAGGAAGACAGCGAGGGTTGGTAGCGCTAGCGCTACCAACCCTCAGACGTCGGACAGACGCGAACGGGAGCATAACAGAATATGAGCGATGATTTCAGCATCACGCGCGACGCCCGCGAACAGCAGATCACATCCTGGCTGGAGTGGCTGTACGGCACCGACTTCAGCGGCAACATCTGGATCGGCGGACATCGCAACTGGCTCGGCGCGCGCTTCGCTGCCGGTCAGATCGACGAAGCGGCAGCGTTCGCACTCTCCCTCGATGAGGCCGGAGTCGATCTCGACGGTGTGTATCACCGGCTGACCACCATGAGCGACGCGGCGCGCAAGCGGGGACGAGACGAAGACAGCGTCGCGCTGCCCGCGATCATGCTCGATCTCGACATCAAGGGCCCCGGACACAAGAAGTCAGACCTACCGGAGACCGTCGAGCAGCTGGAGAGGGCACTCGCGGACGCCGGCCTGCCTGAGCCTTCCGCATGGGTGAACTCCGGAGGTGGCCGGTACCCATGCTGGAGGTTCGATACGCCCCTACTGCTCACCGCCGGAGAACAGGACTACGTCACGGGGCAGGACTTGCTACGCGCCATTCAGCGCCGCGTCGCGCAGACAGCGGCGGAGCACGGCTGGAAGTTGGACAATACGTCCGATTTGGCGCGCGTGTACCGCCTTCCGGGGACGACGAACCGCAAGGGTGACGCGCCGATCGTCGCCTGCTGGGAGCAGGCCACGGGCGCCAGCTACACAGTGTCTTCCCTGGTCACAGCATCTAGGACACTTAGGACACCCCCTGAGGTGTCCCAGATCGCTCAGATCGCTCAGCCCTCGCGACCGCAGCAGTCCAGCTTGTTTGCGCCACACCCGGAACTGAACGAGACACGCGCATTCACCCTCGATCAGGCGCTCGCGTTCGCGACGCCGGCGTTGGTGGCACTGCGCGAAGCACAGGACGGAGAGATCAACGTCCGGCTGAACGAGGCGGCATGCACCCTGGCGCACTTCGATAACCAGTTCTTCAGCACTGATCAGGCTGACGCGGTGCTGGCCGACGCACTCAGCTACACCGCATACGACGGGCGAACGTGGAAAGCCGCTGACACGATCGCGTCGGCCAGACGAGCCATGGCCACGGACTGGCGCGCCACCCTGATCACACCACCAGTGTTCACGCCAGGGCAGACCGTGCCTCGCGATGGCGAGATCGACCCCGTGGACGCGCTCCTGAGCGAGATGCTCGACTTCGATCAGGTGGCGGACATCCCCTCACCGCGCTACCTCATTCACGGACTGCTTCAGTTCGACAGTGAGTCATGGCTGATCGGCGCGCCGGGGAGCAAGAAGTCTTTCGTCGCGCTGGACATGGCATCACGCGTCGCCAGAGGCGAGACGGACTGGCAGGGGCGCCGGATCAATCCCGCCGACGTCGTCATGATCGTCGCTGAAGGTGCCGGCGGACTGGGCAAGAGGGTCAAGGCATGGCGCGCCAGGTACGGGGACGTGAGCGGACTGCGCGTGCTCCCTCGGCCCGTTCAGTCGGTCCACAAGGGCATGGGCGCTCTGGGGGTGAGCCAGGAGTGGGGAGTGCTGGCCCTGGCCTGTCAGCGTCTCGCTGAGTCGGCCAGGCAGGCAGGCAGGGGCTTACTCGTCATCATCGACACTCAGGCGCGCGTCACTGTCGGACTGAACGAGAATGACGCAGGGGACATGGGTCATTACATCGAGGCGGTGCGCCTGATCCGTGAGCGCACCGGCGCGTGTGTCCTCACTGTCCACCACACAGGGCGGGCCGGCGGCGATGCGCGCGGCTCTAGTGCCGTGGACGGCGCGCAGACGACAGAGCTGAAGGTGGAGAGCAGGAGCGGCAGTCTCGCGGCCAGACTGCTTACCGAGAAGCAGAAGGATGTGGAGGAACTCGAGCCGATAGAGCTCGGGTTCGAGGTGGTGGAGCTGGGCACGGACAGCGATGGCGAACCCGTGCGCTCGATCGTGCTGGCTGAGCAGGGTTCCGTGGCGTTCAAGGCGGCATGGTCCGCCGGGGAGTCCGGCCAGAGTGAGAGTGAGGCACCCCTGACGGATCGTCTGGTGGTCGACTCGTGGATCTCCGCCATCGGGGACCCGAGGGCGAACGTGCAGCGATGGGTGGTTCAGGTCCTGGTGGACACGGCGGAGACGCTGGGCCTCACTCAGCCAGAGGTGCGCGAAATCCTGAAGCACAAATTCGGGGAGAGCATCAGTACGACAACGTTCAGAAAGGCATGGCAAGCGGTCACGTCAACAGAGGGAGTGTGGACGAACTACGTCGTGCCTTCCAGTGGTGCACGTTGGACCGTCGATCGGATGGCCATCGCTGAGGCGTCCGGTATGTCCGAATAGCGAGGGTGTCCTAGAGGGTGTCCTAGATGAACTAGGACACCCTCTAGGACACCCGAATATGTCCTATTTTGTGAAAACGCTAGGACACCTTAGGACACCCACTAGGACACCCAAGTTTGTGCAGGTCAGAGGCATGTAGGACACTTAGGACACCCCTAGGACACTAGTCTAGTGACTATACTGGACAACATCTAGGACACCTCTCCCCGTATCTTTAGTACGGGAGGTGGGGTGTCCTAGACTTGATCTTGGTTCCGTTGGGACCCGGGGATTGTGTGAAACAATCGAGTGTGAAAGAATCAAGTAGTAAGCAAACGAGCGACAACGTTGGGGAGCTGAACATGAGCAAGGTGCAGAACATGAAGCAGGCGATCGGGATGGATGTCTTCCGCGCGCTGGGTCTCGCCGGCGATGACAAGATCGGCTATGTCGTTCGTCTGGCCGACGAGCGGACGATGACTGCACTGCGCGTGCATGGAGTCATCGGGAAGAACGACGGGCTGACGATCCTCGGTAGTGCTCTGGCCGCTCAGGCGCGCGCTCAGATTCTCGACGAACTGTTCTGACGCTCTCGATTCCTTCGCACGTATGATCGGCCAGACGTTCGCTGTCTGGCCGATCGTGCTGTATGATGAGCGGGTACGCATGCGTCGATTAATGAAGCGGGGTATCGGGCAATGCAAATTCTCAGCACGGACATGGGTGTGCGAGTGAACGTGCATGGACGTCCGCGCACCAAGGGTTCGCTCGAACCCGTTCACGTCAAGCTTGGGCAGGGGCGCTGCCGCGTGTCGCTCACGGAGTCCGGGGAGTACTCCGTGCCGTGGAAGAAAACGATGATCAGCGGGATCAAGTCCGTGTGCGTGGTCGATCGCTTCCGCGATCCGGTGATCGTGGACATGTTCGCGCGGTTCGATCGTCAGTGTCTGGCCGACGATGACCTGACGTGGCCCACGCGGCGCACGGGAATCCACGCGCACGGAGATGAGGACAAGCTCCGGCGCAACGTACTCGACGCACTCGAACAGTCGGGCCTGATCCGCGATGACGCTCTCGTTGTCGGTGGACTCAGTGTCAAGCGATGGACACTGGCGGGCGAGTCGTGCGGCATCGTGATCAAGGTACGCGCGGCGCATGCTGGAGATCTTGAGGCGATGCTCGCTGAGGAAGGGGCGCGATGATGGACGGGTTCGAGATCATCGACCGTTCCCACCTGGTACGGCGCGTCTGTGCGTGCAGCGCGGTCGCTCTGGCTGACGCGGAGTACGCGGGCATCGTGAGGTGCGGTGCCTGTCTTCGCGCTCTGGCCGATCGCGCTACCGCGATGCCGGCTGTTGACCCGTGGGAAGACTCGCCCTCGTGGCTGTCCATGCTCGGGCAGGGGTACCCGGTGCGCGCCGCTCTGGTCGCGGACCAGTACCCGTCGCCTGAGATCACGTCACGGGAACCGTGGGACGGCGCCGGGGTCCCCCTTGCCGTAGCCAAACGGGCTGAGAGCGCCGTAGCGGCCCGATGGGACGTCAGGGTGCAGCGGAGTAGGGGTTGCGCCCCTAACGCCGCCAACGGACGTCCTGGGGTGGTTAAAACGCGGTTCGCGCTCGTACTGGGTAACGGGTACGCGTCGGCCTACGCGGTTCACGATGGATCATCGTGGAAGTCGATCATGCTGTGGTCGGCTGAGCGGCCCTGGTTTCCGCTTGCCACGGTGACCGATCTGGGGGAGTACATCGCCGCCGGCGGAAAAATGAATGACGAATGGTTCGACGCGATCAGGCGTCGCGAGGCAGAAAAGAAGAGGAGCGCATCACAATGAAGATCGAACTTGTCGGCGGGGCACATTGCGGAACGGTGATGGACGTCAAGTACCTTGATCCTCAGGTCAAGGTGGGGCGCGCTGAGCTGTACAGGCGGCGTGACAAGTCGCTGATGCTCTCCAGCCCTGGACTCGCCTGCTACGGGCAGGCCGGACACCGCATGTACGACTACCAGAAAGGGGACACGCCAGTATGACGCGAGGCGTCACTGAAAATGAGATCCGCGATCTGGAGATCTACGAAAAGCGCATGAGGGGCGCGTCCCTCATGGCGCTGGGGGAAGAGTACGGGCTACATCAGTCGCGCATTTCCGTGATCGTGAAGGAAGTCCGCAAGACCATTCCCCAGAAGTCCAGGGAAGAGCTGATCTCCCTGAGTTTCGATCAGCTCGAATATCTCCGGGAAAAGGTTATCGAGCTTGCGAACCTACCCGGAGCGCCCGTCACTGCTGGTCAACTGGGGGAGATCGTCAGAGACCCAGAGACGGAGGACGTGGTTCGAGACTACTCGCTCCGACTGCGCGCCATCGCCGAGGCGCACAGGATGAACGTGACGTTCGCCAAACGTCACGGGCTGGAGGCGCCTACTCAGGTGGACGTCAAGGCCGCGATCCAGTATGAGATCGTGGGCGTGGACCCTGAGGCGCTGACGTGAGCGACGTCAAAGCCGATAAGCAGGCGTTGCGCGCGATCGCCAGGAAGTTCGCGTCGGAGTGCGTCCCCGTGTGCAGCGCCGTGGACAAGTTCAGCTACGTGAACGAGGCACGCGCACAAGCGTGCGCACGTGCCTTGCTGGCCGCCGGCGGATCGGAAATGCGCGCCTATCAGTGTGACTACGGGAAGCGCTTCCGTACTCACTGGCACCTGACGTCGATCCTATGAGCGCGCGCGTAAGGTCGGGTCTGTGGTCGATGGTGGCGTTGTGCGCAGCCCTGGGTAACCCCCGGCTGGGGTGGGTTGCTGTGTGCGCGTGTCTGGCCGGGGCGTGCATGGTCGCTGCCCTGCTGATCGGTGAGCGGTGGGGCGATGTCTGATCGGATCGTCAGGAGAATCGTCACCAGGGGAGCGGCGCGGGAGATCTTGCCAGACCGCTCCCCTGAGGTGCTGATCGCCGGGCCGGCGGGTACGGGTAAGTCATGGGTGGCACTGTTCAAGATCCACTTGATGTGTCTGGCGAACGGCGCGTGCCGGCCGGACTGCGCGCGGGATCATGAGCATCACGATCGTGGCATGAAGGCGCTCATTGTTCGCAAGACAGCGAAGAGCCTGACATCGACAGGCTTGGTGACGTTCCGCGAACAGGTGGCGGCTGACGCCATTGCTCAGGGCTTGCTGAAGTGGTACGGGGGATCAAGCGAGAAACCGGCGCAGTACCTGTACGCGAATGGGAGCAGCATCGTTGTCGGTGGGCTCGACAACCCTGACAAGATCATGAGTACTGAGTACGACGTGATCTTCATTCAGGAAGCCACGGATTGCACGCTCGACGATTGGGAGAAATGTGGTTCGCGCCTGCGTAACGGGCGCGTGTCGTTTCAGCAGTTGCTGGCTGACTGCAACCCACAACAGCCGTCGCACTGGCTGAAGCAGCGATGCGACGATGGCAGGACGAAGATGCTGTACTCGCGTCATGAGGACAATCCTCGGATCTTTGGCGATGATGGTGCGCTCACCGCATACGGCAGTGCGTATCTGGCGCGGCTCGACGCGCTCACCGGTGTGCGGTACATGCGCTTGCGTAAGGGGCAATGGGTTGCCGCTGAAGGCCTGATCTATGAGGACTGGCGCCCCGACGTCCACTTGATTGATCGCGAAGTTCTACCTCTGGCATGGCCGCGAATCTGGGGTGTCGACTTCGGGTACACGAACCCGTTCGTGTGGCAGATGTGGGCTGTCGATCCCGACGGGCGCTTGTACCTAGAGAAGGAGATCTACCGCACCAAGAGGCTGGTGGAGGATCACGCGCGCGACATCTTGAGCGTGGTCACGCGCAAGGATGGGACGTGGAAGTTCCCAAAGCCTCAGGCGATCGTCTGTGACCATGATGCTGAGGACAGAGCCACGCTCGAACGGCACATCGGAATGGGCACGGTTGCCGCCATGAAGAGTGTGAAGGTCGGAATCGAGGCGATGCAAGTGCGCATGCGTGATGCCGGTGATGGCCTGCCGCGCCTGTTCGTTCTGCGTGACTCGCTGGTGTCGCGCGATGACGAGCTGAAGGATCGTGGCTTTCCGGTGAGCTTCAAGGATGAGGCAGAGGGATACACGTGGAAGCCTGGTGCGGACGGCAAGCCTGTTCCTGATGAGCCGCTGAAGCTACATGATCACTCGATGGATACTGCGCGCTACGTTGTCGCGTATCAAGATCTTGCGCCACGTACGCGCGTGAGGTTCATCAACGGGTGAGTGTTGCGCTATGATTGATGGTATGAAGAATCGTGTCGTAACGTTTGATCATGTAGTGGACGATGGCCCGCGCGCCGGACAGCTCCACCGCGTCACGATGGAGCTGGAGGCCGGCAAGGTTGTGCGCGTCACGTCGAGATTCATCGACGGCCCGACGTTGCCGGCAACGGCGCTGCTGCTCACTGAGCAGAACCGCGAGGAGTGAAACGTATCAAGATGATCTACGAGAAGAGGTGCCGGTCTCCCGGCACCTCTTCTCGTCACAGGTCCCAGAGTGCGTTGGCGATCTCTAGGCTCTCCTCCATGTCGGTCAGGATCCCCTGAGTCTCGTCGTAGAGGCAGGCCACGTCCCAGTCTGTCAGGTCCCTCTTGGCGATCTTGGCCAGTTCCTTCTCGGCCCACTTGATCATGTCGATGATCTCTTCCCGTTCAGTGAGGGTCCAAAAGCATCCCGTCTGGGTTACGAACGTCTCTTCGTCAACCTGGGTGTAGATCTTGCCGTCGATCTCCTGAACCTTCATCTCGTTCTCCCTGCTCTCTCGCTCCCTGATGTAATAACTGTACCACAGTAAATCAGGAGAGCAAGGGGCTTCCTCGTCTTTTTTTTTGTGGTACGGTAAAGGCATGACAGAGGAGACCACTCGTCGGCGAGGCCGGCCGGCTACCGGAGTCACCCCCAAGCGCAACGTCCGCATCGGGGAAGTCTGGGCGCGCGGCGAAATGCTGGCCGCTCAGCTCGGCGTCTCGATGACTGCCTATGTTGAGGAAGCCTTGCGTCGGGAGAACGCCCGATGCGACGCCTTATCGCGCACCAACGTTGCGATCATGAAAGATTCGGAGTAGCGTCAATCGCATGCCAGCACGTAGAGATAACGATCGAGCGAGGCTCGATCACGAGGTCAAGGCTGATCCCGACATCAGGGGAGCGCGCAAGGGACGACGCGGCCAGTACGACGATTCGCGTCAGCCCAGCGCGCACGAGACGGACAGGGTTCAGCGCGACATGAACAAAGGGCGCGGCTAGTGGACGTGATCGACGGTCTGGGCGCGCTCGCGTGCGGGACGCTCGTTGCCGGCATGACGGTATGGCGTCTGCACGGGCGCGCCGTCGACTGGCTTGCGCTCGCAGTGATGATCATGACTGCACGAGTGATCTGCGTCGCGCGCCAGGGTGACGGGTTCGAAACGGCGGTAGGGCTCGCGAGCCTGGTAATGGCCGTGATGGCGACGTGCGCGAAAGTGCACGTTATGCGCGCGCCAACCAATCAAAAAGGGGAAGAGGGCAAGTGAGTATCGGGGACAGGATCAGGGACAGGCAGGAGAGCGAGCGCGCGGCTCGTGAACGCGCTAGCGAAATCCTCCAGCGCCACCAGTCCAGCGGCGCAGACGGGCCGGCCGCTCACGGCGGGACGGGTGACGAGTACGGATCAGGGCGACTCACCCGCGCGCAGCGTAAGTCTCAGGAGAAACACATCCCCGTGACTGACGGACCCAAGACGCGCGCGCAGAAAGTCGCGCGCAAGCTCTGGGGGTAGTACGACATCATCGCGAGCGCGCGCGGACAGTCCGCGCGCGCTCGCTCTTTTTGAGGGGATGACATGCTGAAGACTTACCGGCTGTATGCGTTCGAGCGTGGCGGGTATGAAGTTCTGACCGATCAGATCCACCTGATCGCGCTCGACCTCGACACGCCCCTAGGGATATCGCTGGCGCGCGTCGAGCTGGAGAACGCGCGCGTCACTCTTGCGCGCGCGCTGAACCTCGATGGGAGTGCGACGGCGTTCTTCCGGCTGGAAGTGCATGAGCACGATGATCGCGGCGCGCTCGTCATGGATTGGTGTGGCGCGTGATCCGTGCCATGAGTCCAACGGGTGTGTTCGTTGTGCTCATGCTGGCGCTGCTGATCGACTATCTGAGCGTGGGGCGCGACTCGATCAGGGACAGGGTCGCGTTCCTACTCGCAGTTGCCGGCTTCCGCGACGGGTTCGATGGGTCACCACTGGACAGGTGGACGGTGCAGCGCCTCAGCGACTTCATCGGTGCGTTGCTGGAGAAAACGGGTGACGCGTACATCGCTGGCACGAACATCAACATTGCGGTTGGCGCGATGGTCGGACTGCTGGGTATCTACGGGATGGCGTGCCTCATCCCGTCGAGGGCAAGCAAGAGGTTGGGTCGCTGGGTGACGTTGAGCTTTCCCACCTCAGCTATGGGGCGGATCAACTGGAAGCTGTGGGTGGTGGCTTTCTTGCTCGGCATTCTGGCCGACCTGGGGCGAGGCGTGATCGGAGAGGCTGTGGAGTTCTTCGTCGAGTCGATGACGTGGATCGCTGCGCCGTTGGTCATCCTGCTGTTCGGGGCGGCGTGATGTCTGCTCTGGCCGAGACTGAGGTGCGTCACGGGTGGGGTGGGCCGATCGCCATCGCGCTCGCTTTCCTGCTGATCCTGATGGTGCATGCGATCCGTGTCATGATCCAGAACCACTCCCCCACCGCTGACCAGGATGACGAGTGGGACGACCTTGACCAGGAAAAAGAGTGGCCTGAGGACGACTGGGCCGACGGCGGGGGAGTGGATGATGATCATGATGGAGTGAGGCGATACGACTGGGGCTCGACAAGCAAGGATTGACGCGCAGCGATGGGCAGTGAAGGCGAATCTTCACTGCCCATCGTCGTCTCATGGTTCATGTTGCATCGATTCGCGCACGAGAGTAGAGTGACGTCATGACTGACGATGTGGAGGAATGATGGCCATTCACTACGCCAATTACGAGAAATTCAGCAAGGGGCAGGGGTTCGTCGGTGCGCTGTGCCGGCCTGTCAGCGCCATGGCGGTCAGTGCGCGATGGCTGGCGGTGGACTGCGCTGACTGCCGGAGCGCCATCGTTGGTCGCTTGGTGCGCCACGTGTACGGCGGATCCGCCGTACCGGTTCGCGAAGTGTCGAGTCAGGGGGTCACGGTGGGATCGTTGCTCGTGACGTGGGACATGGCATGGGACGCATTTGATCGCAACTGGGCGCCGGCATGAGCGCGAAGCTGGGTATCTACTTCATTCCGGGGGAGCGCGCATGGCGCGAAGCCGGCGACGAAGCCAGAGAGCGCGCCAGGGAGCACGTCAGGAGCGCCGTCGAGCGCGAAGGCCTGACTCTTGTCTCGCCGGTCCCGTCGGACCTGGTGATCGGCGACAGGCAGTGCGGTTGGCAATGGACCGCGAGGGAGAGACGATGAAGCGGCGAGACGGATGGGATGCGAGCAAGGCTGAGGGCGGAGCATGGAGCGCCGAATCCCGCAGCGATGGCGAGCGGTGGCAACCGATCAAGGATGCCGCGCAAGAGGCAGGCAGGAGGGCACGCAGAATCTGGCGCTCGCGAGATGAGCGCGACTGATCGGCTAGACAATCGGGCGCGCACCCAGTTGGGTGCGCGCCCGTTCTCGTGTTGTTCGCGGTGCGCCCCGACAGTTCTTGCGCCTGCGATTCGTGCGCGCTAGACTCGAAGCATGAGTAAATCTGAAGAGCAGAACGGGCGCACGAGGATCACGCTGCCGCTATCGGAGTCGGAGCGCGCCGAAATCAGCAGGGCGATCAAGGTACGTGATGCGGCATGGGCCGAGTACGGCAGGGTGCGCGATACGGCATGGGTCGAGTACGAAAAGGTGCGCGATGCGGCATGGGCCGAGTGCGGTAGCGATCTTGCGGCATGGGTCTGGGGTACATATAGCCGTGACTTTCCCGACGAAGCAGACTTCGTCCTTGACGCGCTTGCGAGTGGTGCGAACCTGGATGACCTTCGGGAGCTGGCGAGACTGGATGACTGGTGTTCCTCATGGTCCGATGCTCTGCATGCGGCTACGGAACGGTTCGGCCTGAGCTGAGCCCAGCTGTCAACGAGCGCGCACCCAACTGGGTGCGCGCTCGTTACTGTTACGCTCCGAGCATGGTGACACTGGGCGCGCTACTCAGCGAGAGAGACGCATCGATCGCACTCAAGCCGTTGCGCGCGTCGGCCAGAGTTGCGCGCGCTGTGCGCGCGTTCGCGCTCTCGACGCGCGCTCGCGGTGCGCGCGTTCTCGCTCTCATGCTGTCCGCACTGGCGATCGTGGTGCGCGCGCTCACTCGTCACGGTCTGGTACTCGCCGGCCTCTCGTTGTTCGTTCTGGCCGCGTGGCAGCACAGTGTCATGGCAGCGTTGATCGTCGGTGGGTTGTCCGCGTTCTTCCTGGAAGCGCGCCGCTAGTTCTTGCACTTGCGATTTGTGCGCGCTAGACTCGATGCATGACTGAGGTTCAGGAACAGAACGGGCGCACGAAGATCACGCTGCCGTTGTCGGAGTCGGAGCGCGCCGGCATCAGTAGGGCATTCAAAGCACGTGACACAGCTCTGGACGAATACGAAAGGGCGTACGACGCGGCGAGGGATGCGCTGAGCGACGCGCGGCGTGCAGCCCACGCCGCGTACGGTACGGAGTGCGGCACGGCGTACGCCGCATATCTCAAAGCTTCCGTCGCGGCGCATGCCAGGTACAACGAGGCTTCCGACGCGGCATGGGCTAAGTGCGCCAGGGCGTGTAACGCAGCATTCGCGGACTGTGGTAGTGAGCTCGCGGGGTGGGTCTGGCGCGCGTATGGCGAGGATTACACCTGTCAGGCGATTGACGTTCTCAACGCGCTGGCAGAGGGCGCGAACCTGAACGAGCTTCGAGAGATGGCGGAGGAGCAACACTGGTGTGGCGTGTGGGATGAAGCGCTGCGCGTGGCAATGGAGCGGTTCGATCTAGAGGCCCGTCGCTAGTTCTTGCACTTGCGATTCGTGCGCGCTAGACTCGATGCATGACTGAGGTTCAGGAACAGAACGGGCGCACGAAGATCACGCTGCCGTTGTCGGAGTCGGAGCGCGCCGAAATCAGCAGGGCGCTTGAAGCGATGGACGCGGCCCTTGCCGAACGCGGAAGGGCGTACGGCAAGGCAAGGGAGGCACTGTGTCGCGCAGTGCGTGACACGGGGACACGCGATGCGGCGTACGCCGTACTTCTCGAAGCTTCCGTCGCGGCGCATGCCAGGTATAACGAGGCTTCCCTCGCGGCAGATGTCGCGTACCGCATGGCATGTGACGCAGCACTCGCGGACTGCGGTAGTGAGCTCGCGGGGTGGGTCTGGCGCGCGTATGGCGAGGATTACACCCGTCAGGTGATCGACGTCCTTGACGCGCTAGCTTCCGGCTCGGACCTGAGCGACCTTCGGGAGATGGCGGAAGAGCAGGGTTGGTGCGGCGTATGGGATAAGGCACTGCGCGCGGCGATGACGCGGTTCGACCTAACATGACCTGAGCTGACCTGAGCAGCCAGCGAGCGCGCGTCCTACGGGATGCGCGCTCGCTGCTGTATGATCCGCTCATGAGCATCAAGAGCCTGTTCGGCGGGATCGTCAACGAATCCCCCGTTCCGCTCACTTCGCGCTGGAGTGGCGCGCGGGGGATGCTCAGCGCTGGGGCGTTCGGGCGCGGTGACAAGCTGAACAACCTCGAGGCGCTCACTGCAACCGCAACACTGTACGGTGTAGTTACCAAGCTGGCGCGCACGACGTCGCTGGTGGAGTGGGACCTGTGCCGCAAACCGAAGACACCCGGCGATGAACCCGTGCCACTTGCCGGCCGCGAGGCGGAGAACGCCGCGCCGCTGAAGGTGTGGCGCGACCCCAATACGCACATGGATCGCGCCTACTTCGTGGCAGGATCGCAGCAGCACAAGGAACTGTGCGGAGAGTTCTGGTGGGTTGTCCGCCGTTTCGCCGGCGTACCTGTCGAGATCTGGCCGGTTCGCCCCGACCGCATGTTCCCGATTCCCAGTACCACGAAATTCATCGACGGCTACATGTACCGGACGCCTGATGGCGAAGAGGTGGCACTGCGTTCCGACGAAGTGATTTACTCATTCTCTCCTAGTTCAGATCCGTTCCGCGGCCAGTCCCCGATCGACGCACTCTCTGGTGACCTGTCCCAGTCCGTGGCTCAGGTCGAGTGGAACGCCTCGCTGTACCGCAACAGCGCCAACCCTGGCGGCATCATCAAGGTAGGCCGGCGGCTGGGCGAGTCTGAGTTTGAAGAGCTGGTTGATCGCTGGCGCATGCAGCATCAGGGCGTGCAGAACGCGGGCCGTGTGGCGGTCCTGGAAGAGGCGGACTTCACTCCGCTCAGCTACACGCAGAAGGATATGCAATTCGTTGAGTCGCGAGGCTTGACACGACAGTCGATCTTTGACGCGTACGGCTTTCCCAAGTTTGGCATCGGTGACGTCGACGACGTCAACCGCGCGAGCGCTGAGGCGTCGATGCTGATGATGGCGCAGACGCTCACCGTCCCCCGGCTGGAAGACCTACGCGGCGTACTTAACGGTCGCTTCCTGCCGATGTTCGGCCCGTTGTGGCGTGACTACGAATTCAACTATCGCTCACCCGTTCCGCCCGATGCCGAGAGTCAGCGGCTCGATCTCGCCGCCCGGACGACAGCGTTCAAGACCCTGATCGACGCCGGAGTAAACCCCTCGGAGGCTGCTGAGGTGTGCAGCCTTCCGCCGATGGGTGTCCGCGAGGTACAGCCGTGAGCCGATTCCTAAGCGGACTGTGCGGCCAGATCGAGGCGGCGATGCGCTGGAAAGTCAAGGCGCTTTCAGACAGTAGTGTGTGTGAACCCTGTAAACGCAACGACGGTAAGCTGTACCGCAACAGGACGTCAGCGTATGCTGACTATCCAGGTGGACGCGGTTACATCAAGTGCGTCGGGGCGCAGTACGGGAACAAGTGCCGATGCACTGTGACGAAACGGCGGAGTGAATGAACAAGCGTAGGCGCGCCATCCTCGACTCGCTCATGCCGGCTGTCGACTTCGCGATGTCTGCGCCCGGCCCCGTTCGTGCTCTGGCCGACGTGACAGGGCTTTCCGTTACCGCGAGGGTCACCGCTGAGGCGCCTGCCGAGATCATGATCTATGGGCGTATCGGTGGGTCGATCTGGCTGGAAGACTCCATCCAGCCAGCGGACATCGCGAACGCGCTTGCTGTGATCGGGCCGGGCCCCGTGAACGTGCGGATCAACTCCGGCGGTGGGGACGTGTTCGCGGGTGTGGCGATCCATTCGCTTCTTGCGCGCCATCCCGGAGTGGTGACCGCCTACATCGATGGTCTGGCCGCGAGCGCGGCATCGTTCATCATGCTGGCCGCTGACATCGTGCACGTGGCGCGCAACGCCATGATCATGATCCATGACGGTATGACTGGAGTGTTCGGAAACCGCGATCGCCTGATGCGCGCCGTTGACCTGCTCGACAAGGTATCGGACAACATCGCGGACATGTATGCGGAGCGTGCCGGAGAGGACGCGGCGTACTGGCGCGCGAAGATGCTGGAGAATGGCGAGGATGGCGTCTGGTATACGGGCCGCGAGGCTCTTGACGCCGGTCTCGTTGACCAGGTCAGTGGCGAGGATGATGACCCTGATGAGGATGACCGTGTCGACAACTTCCTTCAAGGGTGGGTCAACATCCTGCCTGAAGAGGTAGTGGCGCGCCTCAATCGTCAGCCAGTTCAGGAACAGAAGGAATCGCCCGTCGCGTTGGACGTGGCGCAACTCACGAACATGATGAAAGAGGTATTCGCGTGAGCACTCGCGCACTTCCGAAGAATGCGGCGGACTGGTCTTCCTACTTGGAGACTCTCGACGCTCCCGAAAAGTTCACGGCGGCGATGAACGATGGTTCCTTCAAGGAGAACCTGAACGCATACGTCACCGCCGAAACGGCGGAGCGCGCGGACATGAGTGAGCAGATCAAGGCCTTCACTCAGTCCGCCCTGGTGGACATGTTCCGTGACAACGGCATCAAGGCCGACAAGTCCGGCGCGGCGCTGCTGAACGGCGCGCTTCTAGCCGGCAAGAAGGTTCGGCCCTCCAGCCGCATCAAGGCGCCAGGCGCGGCGCTCGATGGCACGTTCGGTGACGTCGGCGACTTCGTCAACACGGTGTGGCACGGCAACCGCAATCCTACGGCGGAGCAGCGCGCCAACCTGGAGATCATCAACGGGTACAGCACCAAGGTCCCCGACGCCGGTGGCTTCCTGGTTCCTGAAGAGTTCCGTCAGGAACTGCTGATGCTGGAACTGGAGGCGTCGATCGTGAAGCCTCGTGCCACCGTTATCCCGATGTCCAGCTCTTCGCTGACGTTCCCGACGGTGGACGCGACGTCGAACGCATCGAGTGTGTTCGGCGGCGTGGTCGTCTACCGCAAGGCTGAGGGTGAGGACTTCGTCGAGTCTCAGGCGAAGTTCGGAAAGGTCAAGCTCGACCTGACCAAACAGACTGCACTCGCCTACGTCACCAACGACACCATCCGTGACGGCGGTGGCGCGCTCACCGCGTTCCTGAACGCTGCCATGCCTTCCGCGATGGCGTACTACGAGGATGTCGACTACCTCACCGGTACCGGCGCCGGCGAACCCATGGGCGCGCTCGCTACTCAGAATGAGGCGTTGCTGGTGGTGGCCAAAGAGGCCAACCAGACGCCGGCAACCATCGGGTGGGAGAACGTGCTGCGCATGTACTCCCGCATGCTGCCTGGTTCGCTTGCTCGCGCGGTGTGGCTCGCGTCGCCGGACACGTTCGTCGAGCTGGCCACCATGGCGCTGAGCGTCGGCACGGGCGGTAGCGCGGTGTGGATCACTGACGCGTCCGGCACTCCGACGCTGACCCTCCTGGGCCGGCCTGTCATCATGACGGAGAAAGCGCCGGGTGTTCTCGGCAGCCAGGGCGACCTGAGCCTGATCGACTTTGGTTTCTACCTGGTGGGTCAGTCCGACGCGATGAGCCTCGAAACGTCCCCGCACGTCAAGTTCATCTCTGACCAGACGACCATCCGTGTGATCCAGCACAACGACGGGCGTCCGTGGATCGCGTCCCCGATCACTCCCAAGAACGGTGGGCCCACCCTCTCTCCGATGGTGACCCTGGGAGCGCGTATCTGATAGTGCTACTCTGTGCGCGCCCCGCATGACAGCAACGCCCCACACCTCAGTCAGGTGTGGGGCGTTGCTGCGTTCTAGTCCCGTTTGCGTGTCGCTCGATCGCGCTTGGTTTCTCGTGCTTTCTCTGCTGCTTGCGCGTTCTCTGTGTTCATGCGTTCGAGCTCAGCCATGTCCGCGCGCGTGAGCCGTCGCCCCGTCTTGTCCTTCATCGGATCGTCACCTCGACGTCCGGGTCCATTGCCGCTAGATGCAGGATCAGCGCTCTCCGATCGTCCCGATCGAGGTACGCGGACGGGGCCTCTGGGCAGAATGAGCAGCCATTCATCTCGAACGTTACTTCGTTGCTGGAGTCCAATTGACTCACATACAGCGACACGCCGAATCGAGGATGTTCCAAGCTGATCGCCCCTGGCCCCCATACTCCCTTACTGACCACCATTGTTTTCACTCCTCACCTAGTGACGTCACTGTCTTCCAGCGCAGAGGCTCTCGCATCCCAGTTCGACGCTCCTCCTCTTGCATGGCTTCCCCGTGCGCCCCATCTCGCACGGCCTGTTTCGCTTGCTGGATCGTCACCCCCTTGCGCGATATCACGGCTCGTTGCCACTGACGGCGCTGCCTCGCGGCAGCGAGCAGGCTCTTGCATGTCTGGCACGTGACGTCCGGTTCTTCGCTGACGAGTCGGTCAGTCGAGTACACCGCGCCGCAAACCGCGAGAGCGCGACTGGACGGGATTCGGTAGTGCGCGGTGGATGCGTGCGCCTCACCCCGCGTGGCTTCCTCGTGCAGCTCATCAAGCGTGTACACGCGGTAGCAGCTCTCGGCCAGAGCGATCTGTGCGACCTCACGTCCCAGTGCGGTCCATCGGTGATCGCGGCCAACGAGTCCACGGCTCATGAGCGCAACGACCGTGTTCGTGTGACCGAGAACGCGGGAACTGTTCGCGTTGGTGTACCCCGTCGCGAGCGCCGCGATCATCGGCTTTGTTAGCTTGCGCGCGATAGCTTCAGGACTCGTCATCGTCTGCCCCACTCCCTGGTTCGCTCTCTCACTTACAAGTCAAACACTAGTCGGCGATTCGTCGATGCGCAATACTTTCGCGCATGATTCTTTGACGTCTCAACTCTGATAGGATCCACGCCCATGAACATCAAGAGGACCGTCTCCGCTCTGGCCGCTGGCGCACTCGCCGGCACGCTCGCACTCGCTACGCCCGCGCACGCGGCATGGTCGGATTGCACCAACTACGCGGGTACCTTCTGCCTGTTCGCCAACGCGAACGGCGGCAATCCGATCTGGAGGCAGACCCCCGCTCAGGTCGGGACCTGTCGCAACCTCGCCGCTGAAGGCTGGAACGACACTGTCACCAGCATGCGGAACATGTCGAGTACGTACGTGATCCGCCTCTGGCAGAACTCCGACTGCACGGGTGGGCCCGTCGAAGTCCTGTACGGCTACAACTATGACCTGACAGGCAACGCGTGGAATGACCAGTTCAGTGCTATCAGTAAGCGCTTCGCCTGAACGTGCCAGTGGTATGATCGGCCAGACATCCAAGGGTACGCGAGCGCGTGCCCGCAAGCCGCTCAGCATTCAACCCCTGAACGGCAGGAGAGCAGGCAGACATGCACAGTGAAGGACTCGGACGGCTGTTCAATGCCGTCTATCCGGCGGACGACGTGTACGTGTCGCTGGCCGATGCGGCCGGCGTGACGTTCCTCGGGCACGAGGTTGACGGCGCGACCGCGTTCGTCATCACGTTCGCAACAGCGGCCAGCGGCGGAATCACGTCCACCCCGTCAGTGATCACACAGTACTACGGTTCGTCTGCAGACGTTTCCGGCGGCGTGTGGCACAAGACAACTCAGACTGCCAGCAATACCGTCAACGCTGCGGATGGCACTGAGGACTTCGTCGCGATCTTCGTCAGCGCGGCGCAGTGTCCCGACGGGTACCCGTACGTGAAGTGCGCCGCTGACGGGTCCGGCACCGTCATGGCAATCACTCACGATCTGCTCCGTGGCCGCGCTCCGGCCAACCTGAGGAGCCTGACCGCATGAGCGTTCTGAATGACGCACTCGCGTTCAAAAAGGCGATCCTCGGGCTGTCCGTCTCCCGCGCGACGGCCGTGCTTCCGGCTACGACTCAGGCGGCAATCTTCACGATCGCTGGCGGTCGTGTCCTGGTGACGTCGCTGATCGGCACGTTCACCGTAGCCGGCAGCGCGACCGCCACCACCCTGAAGATCACGGGCAATCCGACGGCTGGTACCGACGTCGATCTCGCCACTGCAACCGCCGTGACCTCGAAAGAGGTCGGCTCGATCATCACCCTGCCCGCTGCTGCGGGTGGCGCGGTGACCGTGGCGAACGCTGGTGGTGCCATGGTGCCGATCGCTTCCGCGCTGGTTCTGAACGTGGGAACGCTCGACATCGTCACCAGCGCCACC